GAATCTGCAATCTCATCTAGTGCTTTGATACGAGTTAACTCCGCTTTTGCTACATCACTTCCGCTAGTAGCATTTTGCATCATTGATTTGTATTTGTTCAGTTGTTTAGAATCTTTAACGCTATAAACGTAAAATGGAACAGTTGAAATAGTTTTAGAGATACGTTTAACGATAGAATATACTTCGCTATTGTTGTCGTAGTCTTGTACGAACTTTGCGTAGTTTAAATCAGGGTATAAAGTTCTTCCTGAAACAAGTCCTCCAAAATCAGCAAAGGGGTTATTAAGATTCGTATTTATTCTAGGGGCTGCCTTTTGTTTAAAAGGATTCACCGAAGATAGTATGTCCGTTAACTTCACTATATGATATTTTTACAAAAGTAACAAATTTTTAAGCTAAACAATCCAACCTCTCTTCGGTTTCGCATATTTTGTGTATATGGCATACCTCATGGCATCCATTAAGTGGTCACGAAACTTCACAGGTTCATCCATCGTATTGCCATCGTGATCCGTTTTCCATTTGTAGTTTTTAATCTCATCTAACAAATCCAAAGATTCCGATTTGATAAATATTGGAAACGATTTTACCTTATTGATTCCTGCAAACACATCCTTAATGGCAGGTTTTAAATTGAATCCAGCTTTGTTTACTTCGGCTATTGTCTTAGGTTCGGCAGCATCTGCGAATATCTCATCTCTACGAGATAGCCCCATTGATTTTAGTTTGTCTATTAGTAGGGATGTTGACATTTTGGTGTCGTAGATAAGTTGTTCGACATAAATCTCGCCATCGTAGTGTTTGCACCTTACAAGGGCTGTTTGGTTGTTATAACCAAAGTCGAGTCCATAAAACACCTCTCCACCCTCAGGAAAGCTTCTTCTTCTTCTCCAATGGCTATAAATCGTAGCTTCACTAATAGCTCTCTCTCCTAAACCATAGACTCTCCAATATTCATGGTCGGCATCTTTTAGCCTTTCAATCTCCGACACAATGGCTTTATCCAAAAACGGATTGTCTTTGTAGGTCGTGATGGTGAAGTCGGCATCCTCTCTAGGAATTACCTTGTCGTAAATCCAAGAGTAATAATCGGAAGGGTTATAGTCAATTACTATTTTGTCGGTAGTACGAAGGGATAGCTGCATCCAAGACTCGTAATTCACCTCGTTTGCCTCGTTAATGAACAAATAGTGTCTTTTACGACCTCTAATCTTCTGAGGTTGGTCGGTAGATACGAACTCCACCGTATTCCCATTCAAAAAGTATAGATTCTCGGATTTATTGTGCTTATCCTCTGAATACAGCTTATATTTAGATAAAATCTCTATAAAATCCCTCATTACCGAACCTTTGATGGAGGGAAGGGATGAACGACAGATGGTTAGGGTTTTGCCTTTCTCTTGTAGTAGTCTAACTATAAACCAGGTTAAGACATTGTAAGTCTTACCGCTACGAGTTCCTCCTTGCATAACGGATATTCTTTTCTTCGAGTTCTGTAATACCTCGAATACTACGTTGGTGGTTACGTTCATAGGAAAAAAATTAAAATTTTGGTTTGCTCAAGGCAAAGCTAATCTTTTTCGTTTTATAGGAGGGTATACCCACCATAAAGTGCATTATTTGACACTAATGATGGCATAATCAGTCATAAAATGCACAATCAAAAGTGCAATATGTCGCACAAAATGCAATAATGTGTTGCAAAAGGGACTAAAAGTGTCGTAAAAGTGCGTTTTATGACACATTATTGTGAAAAAATCACAAAAACGACTATTTTGGCAAGTTATAAATCTACTGCTCTTATACCTAACTTTGAGTTCATAACATATAAAACTTTTGATAAAGTATTAATTGTTATTCTTCCTTGTGCATCCCTACGTTCCATATCCATAACACCTTGTTTTGTAATCCCAAGTTTTTCGCCAACTTCTTCTAAACTTAAGTTTTTTTCAAGTCTAGTTTGCTTTATTAACCCTATTGGGCTATTCTTTTCTTCAATTAAACCATATTTCCACATTAAATCCTTATCTAATGCTTCTACAAATCTTTCTATTTCTTCATTATAATGAAACCATTCATTATTAGATGAAATATGCTTAAAAGCATCGTGAAAATTTCTTTCATCAACCTTATCGCCTTTAATTAAGGCTAAAACTTCTAATTTTACTGGGCTAGACACCTGCAGTTGTTGTAGCCTTTTCTTAAACCTACTAGTATATCCAATTTTAACATAATCGGATTGTTTAACAACATAAATCATAACTTTACTTTTTAGCAAATATAAGCAAAAGTAAAGTAATAACTATTAGATTGTCAAGTTATAGCTTGATTTTATATGTTGCACTTTAGTACAACATTATATCGATTTGCGCCTATTTTGTCACAATTATATTAAACTTTGTGACATATAAAGTAAAATATAACCATCACTATGTTACTTTATCAATCATAAAAGTTCACTTATAAAGCAACTTTTGAGCTTTATTGATTGATAATCGACTTATGCTTGATTGATATAAAAAACTAGACATATATTTCTAATTTTAACAATATTGCATGAAAATTCAGAAAAATTCATGCAAATTAGAAATATAATGCTAAAAACAGCAAATCCACATAAATGCCATTTTAAAGCGATTTAAGACACTTTGTATCGTTTTGGATAGATAATACTACTCAATGGAAGAAATGCCGTAAAATAGCCTTAAAATGCGTTTAAACACTACTCCTCATATTCTCCTTGCTCATTCGGTACATCTACCTCCTTATCAAACTCGTAAAGTGGTATATCTTGGATATTGGCAGCTTCGGTTGCAGGAACAACTAATCCACTATCCTCTAACTGAAGATGCTCATCACCATCCAGCTTAGGTACATCGTCAACATGGTCAGCTTTTAAGACGTTAACCGTGATCTGCTTCACCACATCTCCTTCATGAGCTACCTCTTGTCTTTCGATATAACCCCTACGTTTGCCTTTGGTTTTTAACAGGAACATAGTTGCCAAGGTATCACCCTTAGCAATCCTCTCCATCAACTTATGCTCACCGAAATCAAGCATAATCTCCTCAGGCTCTATTTCAGCAAGTCGCTTACGGAACTCTGGATCTTTATCACACCAAGACTTGTACTGACCTCTACCAACCCCTGCTGATTCACAAGCAATGGTAATGTTACCGAAGTTCTCCTTGTAAGCTATGATAAAAGCTTCTTTGCTAATCTCTTTAAATTCTGCGTTCATGGTTTGTTGATTTTACTTCTTTGGTTTGGGTTTACACTTGTACATATTATATATTTTTATAATGTCATTGGTTGAAATCAGAATATTGAGGGGCACAAGGGATGTACTAATTCCTTCGTACGAAAAAACTCGGTAGGGGGTAGGGTAGGGGAGGGGCTGACCTCATATTTAACATAATATTATTTATAAGCCATTGCCTCTCTCCTATTGTTAGCCCTTTGCTAATGTCAAAGATATACATTTTACTTTATTGATTGTTTACTGACTTTTATGCGAAAGCTACAAACCAGGCTTAAATACTTTTAATCATTATATGCATTATTGTATCCCTATATTAGTAATATACTAATGTACTTATAATATACATTATATAAGTATATTATACATTGTATAAGTGTATATAATGATTATATCCTGTATTAGTATACTATATACCCTAAAATAAATATTTTTAATATTTTTTAATATTTTTTCACTTTTGTATTATTTATTCCCTTATCTTTATTCCGTCAATATAAAACAAATTGACTCTTTTATTATGAATTACTACACAGAAACATTGCTACCTTTATTATTCATCGGCCTAGTAACTTACTTTATTGGATCTGTTGCTAGGTTATTAATTCACCTTTTAATATGTCAAGAACATGCAAGTAATTAGCCTAGGCGAATTGATCCTCTTATTTATTGGATCTATTTTAATTTACACCTTTATTAAAACAATTTACCAAACACTAAAAAATAAATAACATGAAAAACAAAATAAAGCAAGATTTTTACCTTTATTACCAATTAGAGGATAGTAATTTTAATTTTCTTTACTCGATAAAAAATTGCAAATATCCTGAGCAAACTAAAGAATATAAAAGGCTTAAATTTTGGTTATATCAAGATATTATAAAGGCCTCAGGATATTGCACAAAAGAATATTTCGAGGACTACAAAAATAGATTTTCAAATAACGGACCTTTATATAATTAATTAAAAAAACACCTTTATGTCAAACACAAACACACTAACAAAAGTTACCAATTACACACCGACTAGCTACAAAAAAGTAAAAAATTTACTAAGCCCAGGAACCACCAATATAAAAACGGCCAAAAATGACCTTGAAACGTTTATTTTATATATGGCCCCTAGCACAATTGTTGAGGGCTTAAATTTATGCCCGTTTGCCTCAGACGGCTGCAAAAAAGCTTGCTTATATAGTGCCGGCCGTGGTAAATTTAGCAATGTCCAATTATCTAGAATAAATAAAAGTAAATTCTGGGGCTTCGACCGTACTAACTTTTATATTCAATTAGCCAATGAATTACTTTCAATCCATGACAAAGCAATGAAACAAAGCAAAAAAATAGCAATTAGATTAAACGGCACTAGTGACATAGATCACATTGACCTTTTGCGCCGTTATTCTGGAATTGATTTTTTAGATAATTTTTACAGTGACTTGCTTTTTTATGACTATACAAAAAATTTTAATCATATTAGAAAGTATAAAGGATCAAATTACAAACTAACATTTTCAAGATCTGAGGTCAATGAATTGGACGCCTATAGAACGTTAAAGGACGGCGGAAACGTGGCAATAGTATTTAAAAATGAATTACCAAAATATTGGCACGGCTTCAAAGTTATTAACGGCGATCTAACTGACCTTAGGTATTTTGATCCGTCCAATGTCGTGGTGGGCTTAAAAGCAAAAGGCGAAGCAAAAAAGGATATTAGCGGCTTCGTAGTGGCTTAGTAAATTAGGGCCCTAATTAATTTTAGGGCCTTTCCTTTGTTACTTGAGTAATTCACCTGGAGCGATCCCAGGCAAAGGAGCGAACCAAAAATAAACAGTATGACAATTTACGGATTGAAAGGCCTAATTGAGGCCTTAAAAAAAGAAAATAATCCAAAAAACAGTTATTTAATTGAATTTTATGAGTCTTTGTACCAGGAGCAACTTAATCAAATAGCCGACAAAGTAAAAAAGCAATTAGACGATAAATTTTACAAGTCTGAGGCCTGGGCCAATTACTTAGCCAAATAAGACAAAATAAAGGCATTATTTTTTTTGTTGAGGTACTTATGTCAACTTAAAAAGATAGGCCAAATTTGAGGCTTAAAATAGCTTTGTAGGGTATTTTTATACCTTGCTTAGATTACTAAGTTACAATATATCAATGTTGTAACATTAGTTAGTTATGCAACTATTGAAACAAAATTTCAAACCACCAAAAACCCCACAATAGTCAGCTAACGCCAACAAAAACCCCATGCCAAAAACTTGCCAAAAATCCCCTAAAAATCTCACGACCAAAAATCTTTTATAACCAAACAAAAATCTTTTATGAAAAAGGAAACAAAAACTTTTATTGGATGTATTAATGGAGTTCATTTATCAGGATTACAACTTATACCTGATTCTATTCTAGGCAAAAAATATCAAGATTTTGATAGCGATGAATGGATAAGTTATATATGCTTATTGCACACTAAGGCTATTAAGCAAGAAAAAGAGATCAAACGCCTAGAAAAAAAGTTAAAATATTTTAACAAAGTATTAACTAAAAATTCTTAAATAATATCAAAAAACCTTTAATTTTACAAAAAAAAACACAAAAACCCAATCTATGAACTTCGAACTAATCACCGTCAAGTATGATTGTAAGTGCAGTCTTACAGGCAAAAACTTCTACCCTGGTGACCAGGTGTATTACAACTACCAAGCAAAAACCTTCCTTGATCCTGTTTATTACGAGAATGTAATGAGCCAAGTCAATACTCAAGGTATGCAG